CAGCTACTGATGGCAGAATCTTTTCTGCGCTTCGGCCGATGACGTAACCGCCAAGGCCAAGCTGGACGATATCCCAAAGGGCCAAGTACTCTTGCTGCGAAATGTTTGGCGCCGCCCATCCAAACCATCGAGCTACAATCAAAAAAACAAACGTCAGCATGGTGATAGGTCGCCAACTTGATGCAAGCCAATTTTCCGAGGCCGCCTCGGCCTTAACAATTTCGGCAGCGCCTTTGCGCAATTCAGTTTGCGCGGCGAGTTCTGCAAGCGCGCCAGTTTGCTGCATCTTGAGTAGCTCAAGCTTCGCCTGATCGCGCTGGGCGGGATCTGGCCAAAGGCGGTCAATGAGCTTTGAGCCGATGTCGAGTGCTGCGGATACAGGATCGAATGCCATGGCTATGCTCTCCAAAACTGTACGAAAAAAGCGCCTACGCCGCCTTTTTGACCCCAACTGTTGTACCCACCCCCGCCTCCGGCACTCGACTCGGGATCAAAAGCATAAGTAAATCCGGCAGCCCCAAATCGTCCAAATAATACTCCCCCATCTCTAGATTGGGGATTAGAGAAACCCTGATAATAAAGTTGAGATCCGCCTTGATTGATCCCATAAACATTAGTGACACCCGGGTTTCCGTTTCTAGCAGCAAGGGGATTTAATGAATAAGTGGCCCACACTGGGCCGCTTCCTGATACGACGCCTCCAGCACCATTAGTTCCATTAGCGAGACCGCCTTTCCCGCCGCCTACGGTAATTGTATTTCCGGGCCAACTAAATGTGAAGCTCGACCCATCCGCACCATCACCACTTGTTGTCGTGTCATTTTCTGGCGTTATTGTTAAAGAAAATTCGTCAAATTCATTGACAACAATTCCGCCGGGTATAAAAGTTTTATTTCCAACAAAACTTGCCGCGCTTCCTCCGGCTCCAGCGGCAAAATTAGTCGTTGACGCCGCTCCGGCGCCTCCTTGCCCATACATAGTAAAAGCCATTCTATTGCATGTGTATGGAACACTTATTTTCCCAACAGCCCCCAATGGAAAATCTGGCGGACTTTGGTAAAAAAGTTGTGTACCGACAGAATATGTAGCATCAAGAAAAAGGTCCGTATCGTAAGGCTTGTCTGCCTCAACACCATTCCACCAAAAGGCATTTGCTGCCCCCCAAGTACCCCCAGAAAAGGTTATTCCAAAAGAACCTCCACTAACTAAATTTTGAGGTTGTGTGGTGTAAAATTCATTTACAAACCAAGCAGTTTTTGGCTGCGCCCATACGCCGTTTCGTTTGACGTAAACCTCGTTTACTGTTTGCCAAACACCGCCAACTTTTACAAATACAGTCATAGCTTATGACCAGCTAAGGTATAAAACGGCACTGATTCCAGCCTGACCCGGCGCGCCATTGTATCCGCCTGCGCCACCTCCTCCGGGGAATTGCGGAGGAATATTGCCAATCGATTGACCACCGGCTCCACCGCCCGGACCACCGGCTGTTCCGCCGACGCCACTTGCAGGACCCGCCACAGCAGGACCTCCATTCCCCGGATTGCCCGGGTCAAAAAGAACATCACCGCCAACATTGTCCCATACGGTTGTTCCGCCCTCGCCGCCTTGAGCGAGAAAATCAAAATAAGGAGTTGCGCCGAACAGTGTAGAAATACCTGCGGGATCTCCTCTGTTACCGGAACCCCATTCGTCAAATACAAAAACCGCATGAGTTGGATTTGGAGGATTTAAAACACCAAATGAAGAAGGTCCGCCCAAGTAAAAAACATATTCTTGAAGCGGGGTAACTGGATAAGGGCCCTCAATGTTGTACTGAGCGCCACCGCCAGATCCAGCTAAAAGATTTGTTCCAGAGGACGCATCTTTACAGCCGCCCGCTCCGCCAGCGCCCCATCCATAAACTGTCAATGAAGTCGCGCCGCACGGGGCATAAACTCTTCCAATAATTCCATAATCAGCAGGGTCTTGATTAGGCTCGTACAACATCTGAGTGAATGGCACAAAACCATTCGGCTGCCAAAATATTCGCCAAGCACCGTCTACCTTGTGCCAAGCCTCTGTAAGTAACTGCCAAGTCCCGCCAACTTTTACGTAGATTTCGTTGACTTGTTCCCAGTTACCAGCGACTTTTACGTATACCTCGCACATTTAATACCTGAACCAAACGTCACCGTCATTGCCTCCAGAAGGCGCAGCGGTGGAGGCCGTAACAATTGCGCTGCTGAAAGCTCCGTCCCAATTCAGAAAATCAGATCCTCCGCCACCACCAGAAGAGTTGATCGTGATGGAGCCATCACCATTTGTGATGGTGACGTTCGTTCCTGCAGTCAGTGTGGCCTTCGTGAGGCCGCCTGCAGCGTTACCGATTAGGATCTGGCCGTTGGTATAAGTCGTTTCGCCAGTACCGCCATTCGCTTCGGTGAGCGTGCCTGCGAGCGTAATAATGCCGGTCGATGCAGTTGCAGGCGTGAGGCCTGTAGTGCCGCCAGAGAAAGACGCTACACCACCACCACCACCACCGCCGACAGCCCAAGACAGATTGCCACTGCCATCTGTCGCAAGCACGTAGCCCGCAGCGCCGTCAGATCCGGGCCACGTATATACCGTGCTGTCCGAAACTGCGGCTGGGATCAGCCCAAAGAACCCGCTGGTGGCGCCTACAAACGTCAGGCCTCGAGTGCCGACGTACGTACCGTCAAAGGTAAAGTTTGCCGACCCAGCCAATACGCCGTTGTCGTTGTATTGAACTTGCGTATTGCTTCCGCCCGGTAGCGAGTTGGTCGACGAGTACGAAATGTTCGTGCCATCACTGATGACCTGAGACCGATAGCCTTGGCGCAAAAGCAGCGATGTGCCACCGCCAGCAGACGAGAAGGTGACCGTAAAGTTACCCGTCGTGTTGTTGTAGATGGACCAAACGCCACCCTTGCCAGAGGGCAATTGATAATTGACGTTTGCGCTTAAAAGACCAGCGATGATGATATTGGGAGGGCGGTACTGCGAGTCCGATAAGGTAACCGTGCCACTCGCGCCCACCGCATTGATGTTGGTCGTACCGCCAAATGCCGTATCGATAATATCAAAGTCAGTATTGACTGGCTGATCCCACGTATTGACGTAATCGCCATTTGCCGGCTTTTCGATAAGTTTGTTAGTTGTAAAAGTACTGGCCATGATTACTCCTAAATCGCTTTATCAGCTACTTCAAGTGCCTTTGCAATGTGATCATCGTGAACCCCTAAGAGGTCCTCCGTCTTTGAATTGCTGCGCTTCTTGGCATCTTCAGTAGCAACCATCAGCTTATTCAGCAAACTTTCTACTGATCCGCCTATCTTACCGCCAGTCGCACGCGCAATTCTGCCGCCAGCTCGAGATGCGGGCCTGCCGAAAATTTTCAAAATGTAGTTTTGTGTTTCCTCAGGCAAGAAATTGGCAAAACTCTCGCCGCTTTCTCGAGCTGCGTTCAATGCGCGCCGCACCGCGCCGGGGCCTGCATTGTAAGCGGCTGCTGCAATAACCGGGTCTTCGAATTGCCTGAGCATGTCTTCGAAGTAAGCGCGGCCTAAAGCCTCGTTGTACGCCGGATCGCTCCTCAAACGCTGTGGGTCGTAGGGCAAGCCGGCTAGTTTTGCTGCTTCTGGCGCAGTTCCCGGCATGACTTGAGCAATGCCCAAAGCGCCAGCCGAAGAAGTTATAACATTGCCCTGCTTGTCGAACTGCTGCTTCCCACTTTCAACTTGCAACATTCGATCAAAAACCTCAGAAGCTGGAAGCTGCTTCGGTTCCATGCCGACCGAACCCTCAGTGAGAGTGGCACCCGGAGCCGTGACTTCCTGCGAAGGTGGCGTGCCAATCGAAGCGCGCACCAGCGAATTCCGCATCAGGTCCATGGTGCTTCCGAGAATGCCCGGGGCAGCAGGGACCTTGCGAATGATTTCGCCAAGACGCTTCAACTTTTCGGGGTCGTCCGTCCCGATCAAGCTCAGCATTTCGTTGGCTGTTTTTCGGTAATTTCTTGTTTGAACACCGGTTGTCACTGCTTGCTGGGCTTTAGTCGCGAGGATATTCACCATCGGACCAAAATCACCCCTCACTGCAGCCAACATGGCAGGGCCCATTTCAAATGCAACTTGACCCTTGATGAATTGCTCTTGAACTGACGGGTCATCCAAATGCGCGCCGTAAGCTCTTGTTCTTTTCAAAACAGATTCAGAAGCGGCGCGGCCTAGAATTGAATCCAGTTCCGCTTGCCCCAACGCGGTTTGTAGGATCTTGCTTCTATTCGGATCTTTGATAAGCCGAAGAATGTCGTCCGGGCCGCTCTTTTCTGCGATTTCTGCAAGTTGTGCAGCCAAACCTTGCCGAAACATATCTTTTCGTTCCGGCGAATATCTGTTGAAAGCCGTGATCAACGGACCAGCTTTGAACGTCGTTCCAGCACTTCGCAGGGCGCCATATCCCGCTTCAACGGCATTTTGTGCGCCTAAAGATTCAGACGCGGCATCTCGGGCGCGCTGATAATTCGGAACGGTAGTATCGAGTTCGTCAACCACCTGCTTACGTAAATTTTTCAGGTCGATGGCTTTATTTGATTTGCCTTGTCTGTACGCTTCATTGATAGCGTCATCAAGATCTCGTTTGACCTGATCCCAGAAGAAAATGTTTCCCGAGCTCGTTCTCGTCGGGGCGATGATTCGTGACTTGGGATTCTTGGCAAGATCCCGAGCATTGGTCATGAAATCTTTCAATGCGCCGCTTTTTACAAGGGTACTCAGCTCAACGCTAAATACATCGCGAGCTGCCGGGTCTGTTTCAAGAGCCTTGTACAGGCGGTTGATTTCGTTTTCGTTGGAAGAGCGAATAGCCTGCTGTATGTCAAATGCATCATCGGTCACGCCGAGCGTGCTTCCGATATGCTGCCTCATTGCCGTATTTGCTCTGGCCGCTTGGTCGGCAACTTTGCTATTAAGTTCTTCAAGAAGCTGCTGAGACTCTGGCGTCGCAAAGCCGTACTTCGAGATGAGTTTTCTCGTTTCATTTCCCGCCATGTTGAAAAGGCCCGGCGATGCGCCAGACTCAATAGCTTTTTTCAACTGCTCGGGATTCATCTTTGACGAGCCATTTGCAACGTCACGAGCAATGGCTGTGAGAAGTTCCTGCTCAATCTGCCCCTTGCCGGGGCCGGTCACGAATTGAATGCTGCCCTTGGCAGCCTTGAACCCTGCAGGTCCGAGGAGAGAGCCCAAAATTCGAGCAGGCGTTTCGTATTCAGTGCCTTCGGTCAGTTGACCTGCGCCTTCAGCAAGCACGCCTGACGTGCCTGCAATTCCGAGTCGCGTGAGTAAACCCGCGCCTCCAGTACCAATACCGCTTGGCACCGCTCGGAATCCCGCGCCAACAAGTTTTCCTGCTGTCGTTTCAGGCGCATAAGACAATTCAGGCGCCACAGAGCGAACCACTTTTTCTATACCCTGCCCAGTGGGAAGAGTAATGCCAAAAATCTTGTTCACATCTCCAGCAATTTCTGCTGCAGATTTGCCTTTCATGGCCTCTTGTCTTGCCAAGGCAATGGCTTTTTCTGCCGATCCTTTTTCAGCAAGACCAAAGCCTTCTTTGGCACGAGCGATTGCTTCTCTGGCTTTGAGTGATCCGATATCGACAAGTTGGCCTATGCTGCCGGGAAGCCCCGGCAAATCTGCAAGTAAGCCCATGGCAAGACCTGAACCAGCCGATTTGGCGACGTCTTCAATAGTCCCCGGGGGCGGTTTACGAGGGGCGGGCGGCGCTCCCGGGGTAGGAGCGGGAGGCGCCTTTTTTGACTCAGGTGTCTCGTATCGACGAGGGCGACGAGGCGCCGCAGCCGACGTCTCTCTTGCCGCGCCATACTGCGCCAAGATACTGCCTGCACGCGAGGTTTCTGCCTCAGGCGCTTTCGGTGTAGGGGCTTGAGGCTCCCCTGTCGGGGTTATCCCGTAATTGGCAAGGATGCTTTCTGCCATGGCGGGTTACCTGTTAAAGAAGAACCGCGTGAATCCCGGCATGCCGAGTTCTTTATCCAGCTCCGCCGGATCAACTTTGCCATCGATTATGTCGTCAATCAAAGTTGCGCCAGTTGTTTTGTTCTTTCCAGTTTTCAAAATTTGATTCAGACGTTGCCGTTGCCTCTCATAGAACTGATCGTTGTAGTCCGTTCTAAATGCCAATCGAGCCTGAGCCGACTTGTACATGCCCGGCATCGAAGCAAGTTCCTTGTAGTCTTCAAGATAACGGGCCTGATCGAGAGCTTTTTGCTTGTCGATGTACATGTTGGCCATGATCTCAAGCGCGGCATCTCTCGGCATGCCTGCGCCCGGAGTCGCTGCGGCAATTTGATTGAGAGCCTGAAATGCCCTTTGCCCTGCGGCCTGAACGCCCTCGAATTGCATCGCCGTCGAGAGCTTTTGCGCAATGATGGACTTGTCGACGTCAGAGGGCAAAAGTCTATACTCTTGCGGAACTCCAAGTGACTGTTGGATATCGTTGATTCTAGCTATCAAAGTCGTTCTAAGTGAGTTCAAAGGGCCCGCCCCGACAAATCCTCCCTCTAATCCCGCAAGTTGTCTTGCGAGTTGGTTCAGGCTTGTTCCAGATTCTGCCGCAGAGATTGCGGCTGCATTGATGGCTTCTTCATCTGCAATCGATTTTGCGATAAATGCATTGCGCTGAGTCTCCGGCATCGAGAGCAGCGCATCAGAATCCGCACGCGCCTTGGCCATATTGGCCTCGGAAATTGTCGGATTCCACTTGTACTCACCGACCGCTTTGTCGCCCTCGGCAGAAGACGGACGACCCGGAACGGCAGGTTCTTGCGGCGCCGCAGGCGTCGTTGCTGCGGGCACACTGGCGCCAGATACAGGAGTTGCGCCCGGCAAATTTTTGATGATTTCGCCAGCTTGCGCAGCGCCTGCTGTTGGCGGCTTGCCCATATTGTGCCACTCAGAGAGCGTAACGGTCTTGCCATCGGCGAGCACAACGTACGTGAGGCCAGCGCGAACAAAGATCGCATTCTGCGGGATCGTCTGCGCTTCGGCAGCCGTGAGCACGCGAGTCTGTTGCGTGTCCGTCTTCGTCTTTTCAATGTCCGCCAATTGTTTGCGGATATCGGTGTAAGACTTCGTACCAGCACCAAGGCCGGCAGCAAGTGCTACGCCAAGGCTATAAGTCGGCGCCGTGCCCATGGCTGCAATGCCGCTGAGAAGCGGAATTAGATTCTCGGGCTTACTCAGACTTTCGCGAGCGCCGCTGATAGCCTCAGTAATTTTCTGGCCACGAGTCGGCATGCGAATGTTTGGCGCTTGCAAAAGACTTGAATCGAGAGCGCCAGCGCCCATCATTGTTGGCGCAGAGATATCAAGGCCCGGGCGCGGAGCCGCCGCAGGAGCCGCCGCAGGCGGTGCGCTCACTGCCGCTGCAACTGCGTCCGCCGCTGGCGTATTGGACGCCGCCGGACGCGGACGGACAGGAGGACGATCAGGTTGTTTCACCGGATCTGGCGCCCCTTCAAAGCTTCCGGTCGCGCCAGTTCTATCGCGCTGAGCTAACCTCTGGCGCTGGGCTGCCGCGCTTTCTGGCGTCACCCCATAGCCGGCATAGTCTTGGATGTCTTGAAGGATTTCAGAGAACAGGCCGCCCTTTTTCTTTGTGCCGCCATCTTGAAAGCCTTCGCGACCAGCAGTGCCGCCGGCGGCTTTCTTTTTACTGTCGCCGATTGACGAAGCTTTTGCAGCAAGATCCAAAATCTTCTCGAGCTCATCAAGACCGGACTCTTTTTCAGCAAGCTTACCGGGCGTGGCCAGCGTAAAACTTTGCGCGCTGGTAGGGATATTTAACTTCGCACCTTTACCGCCGCCATAAGGCATGGCCTCACCGCCGGCAGCCATTCTCGGGCCAACGGTTGATGAAGTTGGAGTTGGGGCTTCAGCTTCACGCTTCCGCTTTCTCTCTTGATACTCTTGGTACTTTTTATAAACGTTAGATCCAGTCTCGCCAATTTTGGCGGCTTGCTCGAGCGAATCGAGAACGCTTGGCGCTTCGGGCAACGAACCCGCAGTCGTGAGAGACGAAACAGGCAACGAACCTTGCGGGACATAGCTGCCACCACCGCCGGGTAACCCGCCGGGGGCTCCGCCATAAAGTCCCGCCTGAGAATAGGGGCCAAACATCTGAGCCTGAGCGGCGAGCAAAGCGGCCATATCACTCGGGCCAGCAAAGCCCGGGCTGCCGCCTTGCTGGAAGCCCTGATAAGCATCAGCCGAATCAACAGCGCCACCCATGGCGCCGCCCAAAGCCTTGCCGACAGATTCTTTGTACTTAAAGCTGTAGACGGGCTGCCCGTCATATAGCTCGCCAACCTTATGCACGTCTTTCTTTGCACGGCGATCCGACAGCATGGCAATCGTGGCTACGATTGATGCAATCTGCGAAGCCTGCTCAAGGGTTGGATCTTTTGCTGACACGCCTTCGGGCGCATCCAATTTCGGCGGTGCCTTGTTCTCTTGCGGGATATCAATTCCGCCACCTTGCTTCGGCAGGTCGACTTTGGCAGCCCCGACAGGCGCCGCAGCGACAGGCTTTGAAGCCTCAGCAACCGCCGCTTCAGCCTTTCGCTTTCGCTCTTCCTCTTGGGGGTCAGCAGGACCGCCCAAGGCGCGCTTGCGAGCGGCATCTTCGGTGGCCTTTTCGTAATCGACCGTCTTGTAGCCGCCGACCTCGCCGACCGCTTCCGGTTTGACCTTCTCGACGTCTTGCGCCATGAGGCCGAGCTGCGTGCGCGGCTCGCCCTTGTACTTGTAGGCGTAGATGGGTTGACCGTCGTTGGTCTTGCCGACCTCGCGGACGTCTTCCTTGAGGCGTCTGTCGGAGAAGAAACCGCCCGGCTGCTTGGTCGTTGTCGTCGAGCCGGACAGAGAACCCGTACCCATAGCGATGTTTCCAAGGAACTGAGCCACTTGGAACGGGTAAGAGAGCTGCTGCAGGTATTGGTTGTAGAGCGCCTGCAAGCCAGCCTGCTGCGTCTGCTGAGCGGCCTGACCGGCGCCGAGCTGAGCTTGAGCGCCCTGTAGAGCGGCTCCCTGAGCCCCTGTGCCGAGCGCGGCAAGCTGCTGGGCCGTGCCAGCCCCCATGCCATAGAGGCCCTGCCCGAGCCCCTGCTGAGCCTGCGCGGCCTGCAAGGCCTGCTGATACTGCTGCTGGCCGAGGCCCTGATAGGCCTGACCAAGCCCCAAGCCCATACCAAATTGCTGTTGGGCAAGATTTCCGAGCTGACCGGCTGCCGCCAATTGGGCTGCACGGTTTGCCTGCTCGGCACCAAGGCCGAGCTGTTGCTGCTGCTGAGCCGTTTGCAGGGCCTGCTGGTAGCCGCCACTGAAAAGATTCGAAAGGGTGCTGCCCCGGGCCAGCTCCTGCTCTCGGGCAAGATTGGCGGCAGCAATGCCTGCCCGGTCGCCACCAAAGGCGCCCGAGCGAATGGCATTTCCAAGCTGACCCATTTGAGCCTGCTCGGACTCTCGCCGCATAAGATCCAGCGTGCTCCCGGCAACCGCGCCGAGATACGGGTTCATGTATTGCCCGATTTGAGCGCCGCCTAATTCACCGGGCCTTACTGCCCCTGCGGCACCCCCAGTAAGCCCAAGGGCGGCCTGCTGAGCAGGTTGTGCGGAGCCATATGCGCCGCCAAAGGCTTGCCCGGCTTGCGTGCCGAGAGCAGCGCCAATGTCTTGCCCATAGCCGATATTCTGAGCGCCGGCCATGTAAAAAGGCATGGCGGCTTGTTGGGCGCCGGCGAGCTGATACTGCGCGCCAGTGAAATAAGGCTGAGCAAGCCCAGAGGCTTGATTGACGTTATAAATGCCGGCTTGTTGAGTCGGCGTGAGAGGGGCGACAAAAGCGGACGGGTCATACGAGTAAGGCTGAAACGGAATGTTTGCAGTTTGCTCGGCACGCGCATTGACCGCGTTATATCGAGCCAGAACCTCTGGTGGGATCTGGACTGTTTGGGTTGAAGTTGAACTTTTGCCGCCCATGAATCAGTGCTCCCGTCTGTTTTCCTTCCCGGTCTTCGCCCCATACAGGAAGAAAGCACCGCTTGGTTTACCAAACTGGCGCTCATACATTCGAACTTTGGCCTCGGTGCGGCTGTTCGACAATACACCAATGATAAGCGGTATTCCAAGCGTGTCAGCAACTCGCTTGCTGAATTCGCAAAGTTTACGCCCTCGACCACCCTTTGCGTTTCTAAAATCAGGGTGTATGAAGATGGCCTTTTCTTCAACGACATAATCGTCGGCGTACCACATGGTGCCGATCCTGAGAAGGACCACGCCTTCAATTTTATCGTTGGGCTTGCCGATCAAACCTACGATGCCGTAGTTAAAGCACAAGGCCGGGTAAATTTCTGCCGCTAGTTTTTGCGGATTAGGATTTAAAAAACCGTTCTCATCACAAGCCAGCGTGGCAATTTGCATGATCTCATCAAGATCCTCAGGTCGACCAGCGCGAATGCGCAAGCCTTCAGCATCAACTTTAATGTTTTTAAGAATGTCTTCCATATTCAATCCTTTTTAGGTCCGGGTAGTTTCTGAAGTGTCTTAATAGTTTTCTTTCGATAGCTCTTCACAAATTCATCTAGCACGCGATGGCCAAGTTCGAGATCGCCCTCGCCAACCATGCGAACTTGCTCGGGTGATACAACATATTCGCCGCCAGCCGCAACGATGGGGACCGATTCTGACTCACCGCCATTAGCCTTACCGGGCAGATTGGAGCCATAAGGGCCGCCACCCATCTTAACGCTCGTCGGGCCAGAGTACGGCGTGCCCCCGAAGATGATTTTCATCTGCTTGAATCCGGCCATTGTGTTGCCTTCGCCCATGGCGCTGACAATGTCGGCGGGAATTACATAGGAGCCACTCGGAACATGCATGGGGAGATGATCTGTCCGACCGGCAACATGACTATGGATCGGGCCAGTGTGCAGCTTGGTCACAGGCGCCTTGACCTTAGGCGAAGGCGGCTCTTTCATCTTCTTTGCAGGCTGATACAGACCGCCGGATGTCGTCGTCTCGACTTCATAACCGCCCAAAGCTTTCGCTTTACGTGCCGTATTTAAAGCGGCAGCGATGGCCTGCTTCTGCGGGTGGCCAGCATGCATCATTTCACTGATGTTGGAGCTGATGGTTTTTTGTGAGCTTCCTTTTTTAAGGGGCATGATTACACCGTCAAGTTCCAATAAGTGATTGCGCCAATGGCGTCACCGGTCCCACTAAGGGTTCTAATGCCAAGAGTATAGATATCACTGGCAGGTGCCAATGAAACGCCCAACTGCAAATCCCAGTTGTAAGCCAGTATTTCAGAGATAGGGGCTGAGCCTTGATTGCTGGCCGCAACATAGCCTTGCTCGCATATATCACCGCCCGTATACCCGCTAGCGGCTACATCAAATTCAACCGTTGCGTCAGAAGGAACCGCATTCCAAGAAGGAGTGCCTGTCAAAGTTGGGTTTTTAACAAGAACAAATTCAAAATCATCCGCAGAGTCTGGGAAAACGTTAAGAGTTCTAGGAAGAACAACGGCACCGTATCCCGTCGAGGCAAGGCGAATTGAAATTAAAGGCACGAATGTTGTGCCAAGGCCGGTTAAAGATGTTGACCTTCTTGCTACCTGAGGTTGAGAAATTTGCTCATATCCACCTTCAGAAACAACACTGGAGCAAATTTGTTTTAGTGTTGCAGCGCCGCCAATAGTCCCTGTTGTTGTGATTTCATATCGAACAGGCAAAACGGCAGTTGTCATGTAAACCGTGTTGTTTACGTTCGCATTCTGAAATGTATGGCAAATAATGTACTGGCCATTAATAATGAAACCGCATCGGACGTTGCCCACACCAAGCCATTCAATGTCAGTCCAGAATATTTGCGACTTGGTAAGATCAAGAGTAAGTCCGCTTGCCCCCGTGCCATCCAACTTATCGCCATTCCAGTTCGCTTGTGTGGCCGCGTTGGTATCAACCGGCGAGCCGCTAACAGAAGATCTAACAACAAATGATTTTGTCGTTCCATTTAATTGAAAGAAAATGCCATTGTCTGCATTGAAATAACCTACGCGCTGGCGCAAGTTTGTTGTTGCCGTTGCCATGACAAAGGTAGCTAAAATTAAAAGACCTTTACCGGGCTGATATGGCATGACGCGGAAACTTTGACGAACGGCAGAATCGCCGGAAGCTGTCGTTACGTTCAAATTAACGGCTGCTTGTGCCGCCGTGTATGTAATCGAGGCGCTGCCCGCAAGAGATTCTGAAAATTGAGCGTCTTTTGCAAACCTATTTTTGCTATCAAAAATAGTGTAAGGCTGGCTTACTCTAAGCCTTCCAAAAGCATCAACCGTAGGGCCGCCAAACTGCGTGTACTGAGCAGTGGAAGTAGATGACCCAATCGGCGGAAATAACGAAATCGTGCTCATGCGATCAAGCCTCCAGAGGCCGTGACCGTGCAGCCCGTAGTCGATCCCTTAACCTGAACAGTGGTTCCAAATGACATTGTGATCGCGCCAGTCCATTGCATGGTGCTATAGCCCGGCAAGTTGGCATTAAAAAAGATTGCATTTGACGCGGCTGCAGAGCCATTAACCGGCACCACCGATACGTAGATGCCTATGGGCGATGCCGTGGTATTGCAGATCTCAATATCGCGAAGAATGGCTGTTGACGTATTTGGCACCGTGTAGATGGTTGCATAAGACGCCGTCATAGCTGCCTGTCCCATCTTCGTGGGAGAGGCCAAAGAAGCCAGAATGTTCATCGACGTCGCGATGCTGTTGATGCCAACAACGCCGTTTTTCTGAGCGGTCAAAACATCTGACAGTGAAGTACTCATCAGAATTTACCGTCCTGCTGGAATCGATATCGAATGTTACCGATACGCCAGAAACTATCAGCATCATTGCTCTCGAGCGTAATCGACACCAATCGACCCCTGAATCGAGGCGTGATGTACTCGACAGACTGAGTCATGGGGAATGGGCCGTAAGTTTTTGGCGTCGCGCCGGCATAGTCCAGAACGTTAAACGTCAGATTGATCGTGGCGTTCTGAGGACCGTTGAATTCACCCCACTTCATGTCTGGCCAGATCTGGTCGATGAACATCTTCAGGTCTGCTTCATTCATGACAAAGTAACCCGTCGTGAAGCTCGAGACCATGGGAGACGTGTCATTGTTGTAGCCAACTTCGTGCTGATAGATGTAGGTGTTGTTCCCATCAGCTCCAATCGGCGAACCAAAGACAGACTGATCGATCCATGCCGTTCGGGACAATAAACCGTAATCCCATACCTGCAAAGCTGTGTTGTACTTGACGTATGCGTTAATTTCTCCGCCATTACTTTTTGTCGGGTAATACCAAGTCACCTCAGCAAAGCGAGTGTTGACAGCGCACCGAATCTTATCAAGGTTGTTTGTATCAAGATCTTGGAAGATAACGTCCCAGACAGGGCATGAAACCATTTGCACGCCACTTCCTGCGAGCATAAAAAATTGCGTAGGACCCATCCAATAGAAGACGCCGTTAAGAGCGCCGGCAGCCTTCTTTGCAATCAGTCCGCAATTGGCGCCCACCTCGTTAAATGAATAAACGAATGGCGGCCCAATGTACTGCATGGAGTACAGGTTGATATCAGTCCAGATCAGAGCTTGTTGAGCTGCCTGCAAGCAACCTACGATCCTTGACCCCTTGGCAAGCCGGAACGAACCGGCTTGATTGGTGACGGTACCAATCCAAGTGTTGTAGTTATTGACATCGCTCCAGCGCAAAAGAAGCGGGTCTGGTACGCCTGTAAAAGTTGAGCCCCAAGACACGATTTGCCTTTGCGGCATGGCAACAAACGAGCCATCATTATAGGTCGGGCCGCTCGAAAGAATGGTTGAAAACGGTTGGCCAATCAGCGGGTCCCATTTGAAGATAGGCTGAAATGGCGTTTTGAAAACATAGATATCACCACCACTGACATAGGCCGTGGTTATGGCTGATGCGACAGTGAGGCTGCCAGAGGATGAAGCAGTTACGTAGTACGATCCGTTATAAGTAGATGGAACCACATTTGTGATCACCACATACTCGCCGACAACGGGCGTGTAATTCTGAGAGAAAGTAAACGTGGCGGCAGAGCCTGATCCTGTTACTCCTGTAACAGTCAGATTGATCTGCTCTTCAATTGGATTTGATATGAGCTGTTCGCCCCAGTTATCAAGTGTCCAATCCTCGGCATTTAACGGGTCTCCGGTTGCCGGGATGATGGCTGTTCCGACGCCATAACCACCTGAGCCGTATGCGCCAACGCCATAACCTGTGCCGGCTGGAATAGCGCCTAATCCATAGCTGTAGATGTACCGAGCCCGACCACCGTTAAGCGTGGCTGTAGCGGTTGCAGATGCCTCAACATCTCCAACAATGACAAATACGCTTGAACTGACAACTTCAATAACAACGTAATTGCCAAAGATTAAAATTCCGCCGACAAGCGTCGGCGTGACAATAGAGAATGTGCTACCTGCCGTTTGGCCATGATCTGGAAAAGTAACTTGAATTTGCTCATCGCCAGAAGTTGTATCAAAAATTGGCAATACGGGCGTATTGTCAGTCGTTAATGCTGCTACTGGCGAGCCCAAGGCATCTCGAGCTTGGATGTGATAGGCCGTGGCAGACAAGAAGTTGTCAGGGTTACACTGATAAAGACCATAAATGATCAAGCCGCCAATGTTGATAGGCGTGGCGACATAGACCGAGTTGTAGATTGTTTGATTTTGAAGCGTGGAATCGGTAATGGTAACAATCGAGCTTCCAGCAGTCGTGTCAACAACCGGCGTAATATTGTCTTCGTTTCGAGTTGGCGTGATGTCTTTTTGGCCATTGTCTCGAATGGCATAAAGACTTGCTTCGTACGTGTTGGTCTCATTCTGATTACCAACGCCAAGGTACTTGTTTGCCTCAGTATCTTGCCAAGCCCAAAGAGCCCTTGTGATAGAGGGCATGTAATTGGGGTAAAACTTGACCCATCCACCTAGTTTTTGAACAAGACCAAGTCCTGTACGGTCATAAATAAATCGAATGAACTGGGATTCCGATATTCCGGCCTCGTTCAAAGCCGGCGTTTGGTTCTGGTCTACGCCGGGTTTTAATTTAACTGATGCGTGAGGCATGAATTATCTCGGGGGATTTGCAGTTGGCGTGGGGCTATAAGACGTCCAAGCTCCAGACTCAAATTTCTTTCTGAATTCCTCAACAACAGCCCCGCGTAACAAGGCCTGATATTGACTCTCGTAGCTCTGCGCCATAGCCGGGTCATCAGACTGACGGCCAAAGTTTCTCTGGAAGGCGCTGATGTAAATCATGCTTGCCATGATCAAAAGGTCAGGCAAATAAGAGCTGATAAAGGTCGAAGCCGTAGCGGCCAGAACAGGTGTTGCGGAGTTCTTGGCCAGAGAGGGCATGCGAATCGTGCCCGTCGCGGTGCCCGAATAGCTGGCATCGCTGTAAGGGCCGAAGAGAATATTGATCGACGTGTTGCCGCCGGTATTTCTGTCTCCGCCGTACATAGCAAAGTATTGTGGGCGGCCACGGGCAGCCGTTGCCGTGCTGCTATAAACGTTCTGCAGCCACTCTACGGTCGTCGGTAGGAGCGTATAACCGACCCCGCCGCTAGAAAGGTTGACCGTTTGCAGAGTGACAAAGTCATCCGTATTGATCTGCAGGAGGTTGACGCCGGTAGTGAAGGTAATGGGCAGAGACGTCTTCAGGTTCAGAAGGTCAAGGTCGCGCTGAATCCGCAGCTCGGCATAGTTCAACATCTGTGGAATCAGGTCATTAAATGCCTGATCTACGCCCTCCACAATGCCCCCAACCGTCTGGGTGTCGACCACGGCCAAGGTCGCAATTTGCGTCACGTACGAGTTATAAGTCAGCGGTGTAGTCGCGACAGCCATGGGGTATTACCGCCCTCTACGCAGATGTTTGGGGGGATGATAACTAACTAGCAGGCTTCCTGCACGATTCTCAAGTTATTCTGCAGCCTTTCATCACTTGGCTGCTTTTCAAGCGCCAGCCGGGCTTGGGTTCTAGAAATCTCTTTAAAACCCAAATTCCACGCAGCGATGCTCGCCAAATCATGGGGTTTAGCACCCCAGCAGGCGGGGTCCGAAGTATGCAAATACGCTCGATCCATAATGTTCAAAGCATGCATCGAGGCATGATAGCACTCGATCCAAAGACCCCATTCGTAACAGGCTTGGGCCAAATCGCACCACGGCTCACGAATTGTGGGCATCTCGGCGCAAGCTCTACGGAACCACCTCTGGGACTCGAAACCTCGATCAAGAGCTTTGTTTGCCTTGCCCAAAATCCGCATCATGTGCGTTCGCTCGTGGTCCCAGTAAGCAGTTGGCAAAGCCAGATACCTCTGTGCTTCATCGATACAGGCCTGCCACTTCTCATAGTAGAACAGCTCTCGAGCGTGGTAGTACGCCATTCGGTGGCAAGCCGGATTTTCTTTTACCGCCTGTTCCAAAAGAGGCAAATACTGCCCCCGGGACTTGTTGATATCGGGCTCATGGCGAATTAAAACGCCGTCATAACGAACGATTTTCTCAGGCGTGATGGGGATGATGTACTCGTGAATCGGGTACCGCCAGTCGTAGTTGTTGCGAGCATGGATCTTCTCGCCATAGAAGATATGGTCGCCGCTCCAGTCTTGCTTATACCTAAGCCTGCCCGTACCGGGCGTCCACATTTCCTCAACTACTTTTCGCCAGCCCGGCTCAAGCACCTCGTCCAAATCAAGGGGGATACAGACCTTGGCATCTTTTGGGACCAAGGCAAGAGCCGCATTTCTGGCATGGTCAAACCGCCATGGATCAATGCTGATGGAGTAGACCGTCGCCCCGCAGGCCTTCGCAATCTCGACCGTCCTATCGGTGCTGCCGGTGTCCGCGATGATGATGTAGTCGGCGCCTTGTGCTGATTTGATGAACCGCTCGACGTGCTTCTCTTCGTTTTTGGCAATGGCATAGACCGCGACCTTGATGTTCTCGCGGTACGTGTTGAGCGTCGTCATCCACTTTTGTTGGGCAAAGATAGGCCCAGAGCCTTCGTACTTCACGCCGGTGTAATGCTCGGGGATAAAGTAAGACGAGGGCCAGATGTGGAAATCTTGTGGATGCTTTTTGTGAACTTCTGTGAAAATGACAGGTCCAGTTTTAATCCAAGCCGGTCCATCAGGGACTGTTGGATCATCCTTGATGGCATCGATGACCGCCTTGAAAAACGGGTGGCCGGGTGCCGAGGCCATATACCCCACGGCAATCATGCCGGGTCTGGCTGTTTCATTCTCCCAAGGGGCGCAGGCTGAACCGCAGAAAAGCCAGTCTTCGAGAGGCTTCACGCACTCGCTGTCCGCATCCACTGCAAAGCCGCCATGGGCGTGCAGGATCTCGTACCGCATCATATCGGCGACGCCGTTGTACTTTTTCTGCTCGAGATACGTCTTGATGTGGACGCTATTTATCCAGTCCGTTGCATGCAATTCCTCATTGCCCCAGACGTGGACTTGCCATCCCGGGTTTTTTTCAGCCCACGTTTTGATTAAGTCATCGGGGCGTTTAAGTTCATCGCCTATCCAAACAATGTGGATTTTGCGCGGAATGGCCTGAAAGAATTGGCCGCTTTTTGACCAAGCATAAACACCGATTCCGCCGTAGACATTCCCTAGAACGGGACTGCCAAAAAGCGAACGGGCTTCCTCGTCAGTCCAATTGTCTTTGACGTGCCGCTCGTAGGGGTTGCCTTCGTGTTCGCCCTGAGGCCAGTGGCCGATAGGAATGCTGGCAATAACGGTTTCGGCGCAATCCTGCAGCTTGCGAATGAGATCCTTCGCTTCGTCATACGTCATGTGCTCGAGGACGTCACCGGCAAAGGCGACATCGTAACGATCAAAGGGCTGCCACTCTCTGGCATCCCCTACGATCAAAGTTTGATACAGCTCGTTGAGATTGTACTTCTCAACGTAAGGTTCCCATACCTCTACGCCGGTCCATTCAGCATCAGGGAACAGCTTGGCATACGTGCCAACTCCGCACCCGATATCGAGCATCTTTTCGTGTTTGACTGTGGAAACGATTCTCTGAATTTCTTGCTTACCATTCGTACTGCTAACAGGCATACCTATCTCATGATGTAGTTAAGTAATAACAAAATAATTGTGCCCATGGCACTGAAGACAAGACCAATCCCCCAATTGAGATTTCTCTCAATCTTCTTGAGTCGACCATTGATACCCGTGATCTGGATATCAAATTGCTTGCTTAATGATTCATAGCGAACTGCATCT